ATGAGTGAGGAGTACTCTAAAGTATTCCCGAATGTAAAATTAAGACAGGATAGTAAGTCGGCGGGACGTTGGGCGGTGAACCAGTACGGAGAATACTTCGCTATTGGTGTGGGAGGTACGATGACTGGTCGAGGCGCGGATATTGTAATTATTGACGATCCCCACTCGGAACAAGAAGCGACGATAGCCTCTCACGATCCTTCGGTTTATGACTCCGCCTATGAATGGTATACATCCGGTCCTAGGCAGCGTCTCCAACCTAACGGGGGGATAATCATAATCGCTACTAGGTGGTCGGAAAGAGATCTCATTGGGAGAGTTTTAAAAGACGCAGCCGAGCGAGGGAAGGAAGATGAGTGGCGAGTGATTGAGTTTCCCGCGATATTACCTAGCGGGAATCCTCTATGGCCTGAATTCTGGTCTTTGGATGAACTGTCCGCCTTGAAGGAGGAACTACCTCCTTCTAAGTGGAATGCTCAGTATCAACAAAGTCCTACGGGCGAAGAGGGTGCAATCGTAAAGAGGGAGTGGTGGAAAGTCTGGGAACAGGACGACCCCCCGAGGTGTGAATTTATAATTCAGAGTTGGGACACTGCTTTTACCAAAAATGAAAGAAGTGACTATTCCGCTTGCACAACTTGGGGGGTTTTCCATATGAACGAAAATCCAGAGGATGTACACATCATCCTTTTGGACGCATTTAAAAAGCGGATGGAGTTTCCAGAATTAAAGGAAAAAGCCTACGAGCTTTATATGGACTGGGAGCCTGACGCTTGTATTGTCGAAGCCAAAGCAGCGGGTGCTCCTTTGATATTTGAGTTGAGACAGATGGGGATTATGGTGAGCGAATACACGCCTAGCCGGGGGAATGACAAGTTTGTCCGTTTAAATTCCGTGACGGATTTAATCAGGTCGGGTAAAGTATGGGCACCTGATACTAGGTGGGCGCGGGAACTGATAGAAGAAATGGCTGTATTCCCAAACGGTCAACATGATGACCTGACTGACAGCGCAACCCAAGCCCTAATTAGATTTAGACAGGGCGGATTCTTAAGATTAGAGTCCGATGAGAAAGAAGAACTGAAGAGTTTCCGCCGGAAACACATTTACTATTGAGGCACTATGGACATTAGCAAATCACTTTATCAAGCCCCTATTGGGATTGAAGACATTATTCCTAACGACGAACCCGCCATCGAGATTGAAATAGAAAATCCCGACGGCGTGACTATTGGGATTGATGGAATGGAAATATCCATGATGCCGGAAGATGTCGAGGAGTTTGACGACAACTTGGCCGAGAGCATGGACGGCGGAGAACTTCAGAAAGTCGCCAGCGATATTATTGACATGGTGGACTCCGACATCAACAGTCGTAAGGACTGGGTAGAGATGTTGGTTAAAGGTCTGGAAGTTCTTGGAATGAAATACGAAGAGCGGACAGAACCTTGGAGCGGAGCCTGTGGTGTTTACTCTACCGTATTAACTGAAGCGGCTGTAAGGTTTCAATCAGAGACTATTACCGCGACCTTCCCCGCTGCTGGCCCGGTCAAAACAGAAATCATCGGAGCGATTGATAAGCTAAAAGAACAAGCCGCCCATCGGGTTTCGGAAGACATGAATTATCAGTTGACCGAGGTCATGCAGGAGTACCGCCCAGAGCATGAAAGAATGCTCTACTCTTTGGGTCTTTCTGGCTCTGCCTTTAAAAAGGTCTACTACGACATTTCTTTAGGTCGTCAGACGGCTATCTTTATCCCCGCTGAGGACATTATTATTCCTTACGGCGCTTCAAGTGCCCAGACTTCTGAGCGTTTGACTCACGTCATGAGGAAAACCAAGAACGAACTGAAGAAATTACAGGTTTCTGGGTTCTATTTGGATACGGATCTTGGAGAGCCCGTCACGATTCACAGTGATGTGGAGAAAAAGAAGGCCGAAGATCAGGGATATTCCCTAACTGACGACGACCGCTATCAGATTCTTGAGGTCCACATTGACTATGACCTCCCCGGCTACGAGGATGAGGACGGAATCGCTCTCCCTTACGTCATTACGATTGACCGTGGCACTCAGGAAGTCCTGTCTATCCGTAGAAACTGGGTCGAAGGCGACAAAAACCAGAAGAAACGCCAGCATTTTGTCCAATATACCTACGTTCCCGGCTTCGGGGCCTACGGTTTGGGGCTTATTCACCTGATTGGTGGGTACGCTAGGGCCGGAACATCGTTAATCCGCCAATTGGTTGATGCTGGTACTCTATCTAACCTACCCGGTGGACTGAAATCCCGTGGATTGAGGACAAAAGGCGACGACACCCCGATTGCTCCGGGTGAATTTAGGGATGTGGACGTGCCAAGTGGGTCCATTCGGGACAACATCATGCCCCTGCCCTATAAAGAACCGTCACAAGTTCTGGCAATGCTCCTTGAGAAAATCACGGAAGAAGGAAGAAGGCTTGGTTCTATAGCGGATATGAAGATATCCGACATGTCAGCCAACGCTCCCGTGGGAACTACGCTGGCTCTCTTGGAAAGACAGCTTAAAACCATGTCGGCGGTACAGGCTCGTGTTCATAACTCCATGAAACAAGAGTTCAAGTTACTCAAAGATATCATTCGGGACCACACCGAAGGATCCTATGAGTACGATCCCGCCGAGGGGGAGAGACGAGCCAAGCAAATGGACTACGACATGGTGGACGTCATCCCCGTGTCCGATCCCAACTCCGCCACTATGGCCCAGCGGATCATGCAGTACCAAGCCGTCATTCAGTTGGCTCAAGGCGCTCCCCAAATCTACGATCTACCCCAACTTCACCGTCAGATGATTGACGTATTGGGGATTAAAAACGCGGAGAAGCTGGTCCCGATTGAGGACGACATGACTCCCCGCGATCCCGTAAGCGAGAACATGGCATTCTTGACCGGTAAACCTACTAAAGCGTTTATCTACCAAGACCACGACGCCCATATCGCCGTCCATACCTCGATGATGCAGGATCCCATGATCATGGCCCAGATGGGACAGAACCCAATGGCGCAACAAATGCAAGGGGCGATCATGGCCCACATTGCCGAGCACTTGGCATTCCAATATCGGAAGCAAGTTGAAGAAAGATTGGGAGCCACCCTACCCGCACCCAACGCGGAACTGAAAGAGGACGTTGAAGTTCAACTGTCTAAGCTGGTGGCTCAAGCATCGGTTCAATTACTTCAGATGCACAAAGGCCAAGCCGCGCAACAGCAAGCCCAGCAACAGGCTCAGGATCCAATTATCCAAATGCAACAGGCCGAGCTTCAGATTAAACAGCAAGAAGCCCAGACACAGGCGCAGAAAGTTCAGGGAGAGTTGCAGATTAAACAAGCTGAACTCCAATTGAAGGCTCAAGAACTTCAACAGAAGGCCCAGTTTGAAATGGCTAGAAATTTACCTTAAGGAGAATGAATGGACCCTAAAGTATTGAAACTTCTAAATTCAAAATTAGAAGAGAGACGGCAAGAGTTGATTGAGTTTTTGGGTGATGGTGGGGCTAAATCCTACGATCACTACAAAGAGGTGTGCGGCGTTTTACGTGGGTTGTTGACCGCACAATCAGAGATTAATGACCTACTGCAAAAAATGAAAGAGTACGAAGATGAGTGAATTATTGATAGGCCAAACTCTGGATCCGCAAGGGCCAGTATCCGTGTTACCTGAAACAGCCGAAGAAAAGGCGCGTCAGTTACCGGATCCGCAAACTTACCATGTTCTATGTATGCTCCCCGAAGCAGAAGAAGAATATGAAAGTGGTTTACTAAAAGCAGGTAAAACAATTCAATTTGAAGAACTGTTAAGCCCCGTGTTATTTGTGGTCAAGATTGGCCCAGATGCATTTAAAGATGAGAAGCGATTCCCGTCTGGCCCGTCATGCAAATCAGGAGACTTTGTATTGGTTCGACCCAATACTGGCACCCGCATGAAAATTCATGGCCGTGAGTTCCGCCTAATCAGCGACGACTCCATTGAGGCTACCGTGCAAGATCCACGCGGCATTGGCCGAGTATAAGGAGTCGATATGGAAAAAACAGAATTTGAATTCCCTGACGAAGCGAAAGAAAACCCCCGCGAAGGAGGAAAAGTTGTAGCCGTCGAGGAGCCCGAAATTGAAATTGTTGACGATACTCCACCGGAGGATCAAAACAGAAAACCAATGGAAGAACCCCCCAAAGAGGTTACTGATGATGAGCTAAACAAGTACGACGAAAGCGTACAGAAGCGCATCAAGCATCTTTCCAAAGGTTATCACGAAGAACGCAGAGAGAAAGAAAGGGCTTTCCGTGAGCGCGAAGAAGCCGTTAGGTTGGCTCAATCCATCATTCAGGAAAACAAAAGACTTCAAGGCTCATTATCTCAAGGACATTCCGCCTTATTGGAGCAGGCCAAGAGGGTTATATCCAATGAATTGGACCAAGCCAAGAGGAAATATAAGGAAGCTTACGAGTCTGGAGACTCTGATGCGTTGGTAAATGCACAAGACGAATTAACAAATATTAAGCTAAAAGCTGAAAAAGTTAATAATTTCCGTGTTGCACCTTTACAAACTAAAGAAAATAATGTACAAATACCACAAACGCGACAAGAGGTAGATCCAAAACTACGTGCGTGGCAGGATGAAAATCAGTGGTTTGGATCTAATCGAGGTATGACGGCCTATGCTTTAGGGCTTCATGAAGATCTTGTGGCGGAAGGAATCCCTGTTGGAAGCGATCAATACTATCAACGTATTAACTCCGACGTCCAAAAGAGATTCGCAGATGTGTTTGAGTCTGAGAATCCGGATGCTTCTCCTCCGAAAAAATCAAACATCGTAGCACCAGCGACTCGTAGTACAGCGCCGAGAAAAGTCGTACTTACTAAATCGCAGGTGGAAATTGCTAAGCGGCTTGGAGTTCCATTGGAACTTTACGCCAAAAAAGTTGCTGAAGAGATGAGGAAA